CGCTTCAGTTACGACCGATATCATTTACGTTTACCCTGGAATTCCTGCTCCACCTGCTCCGCCTTTGAAGCCTTATGATGAGTATACTATCGAAGAGTTGCAGTATTATTTCATTTACGAACCTCAATTCTGGGTAGATATGGTAAACACGGCATTAGCTACATCTCATGCTGCTCTCGCAATTTTGAAACCAGCCATGGCTGGATCTCAAGTTCCGTTCTTTATGTTCAACGCTGAGTCAGGATTGATGGAATTCTACGCTGAAACAGCGTGGTACGAGAAATCTCTCGCAAATCCGATTCTTGTTTACACAGATAATTTGGTTTATCGAATGCTTCCATTCTTTACATGGTGGTACATTAATGCCAACAAGTGGTTGATTAACGTTCAGGACTACAAAACTAACACAGTCACACTTAGCGCAGTCAATTACTTGAAGATGATACAGCAAACTCCAGCTCCGTTTATTTTCAATCCTGCAAGATCGATTGTGTTCACCTCAAATTCTCTTCCAGTCAAAAATACGTATACCCAGATTAACAACAAGGACCCAAATAACTCGAATGCTAGTTCTCTTTCTATTCTTGTCGATTTTAGGCTTGATATGCTTTCAGCGATGGACCAAGCGAAGGAACTTTTGTACGTCGCTCAGCAAACATTCAGGCGACTTGACCTTTACGGAAACAGTCCGCTTAGAACCGTTGACTTGGCAATCTTTTGGACTGACAGGCTTGGTAACTTGTTCCCTCTTCGAATTACAGTTGGTAAGGATGCTAGTATTAAGCTTCTATTCATCAAGATTGGATCAGATGACGCATAATCTTGGAGAAGTAACGTTAATTTAACGTATTATTTTGCTTATTTGATAGGTAATTTCTCCTATCAAAAATCGACCACGTTCAAAAAACACACCGCACAGACAAAATCAAAAAATCGCGAAATTTGTTAAAAAGTTTTGCGTCAGAGTAACAACAGCTACAACAATCAAACAACTATACCAAAATGTCTCTCGCCGCGGATAAGATTCAGGTTGTCCCCGAAGTTTCGACTGCTTTGCACGTCGATGAACCCGTGAAGTACTCTGCCTATCTTGGTGGATCTACTATCACATACAAGGAGGTTATTTCCTCATCTTACTCGAACTCTCAGGCCAGTTTCGCCTGCAACCCTCCGTCGCCTAATGTGGTTGTGGATCGACGAGTTTACTTGAAGTGCCCAGTCACTGTCTCGTTCACTGGAACTCCGGCTGCTGGAACTAAGCTTTTGCAGTCTGGTTATGACGCTTTCCGTGCTTTCCCTCTTCACTCCGTGATGCAGAACCTTCAGTTGACCCTCAACAACAGCAAGATGTCAATCGAGGCTAGTGAGCTCATCCACGAGATGATGGAGTATTACGGAGAGAATTCCGAGCAGGAGCACCTTTCGATGACTCCGTGCTATCCAGATCAGTCTCAGGAGTACGCTGATTTGGTTAACACCAACCGTAATCCCCTGGCTCAATTCGGAGAGTTTAACAAGGGTGTGTCTCCTCGTGGAGGTTTCACGTATTCTTCTATCACTAACGTTACTGATGCTACCACGGCTTCAGTTTCCGCCACTCTTTGTGAGCCTTTGATGATTTCTCCTCTTTTGTGGGGAGGTTATGAGGGTAAGGGTCTTCTCCATGTTCAGAACATGTCTGTTCAGATTAACTGGGATTCTAACCTCGCTCGCATGTGGTCTCACGCAGGTAGTTCTCCTAGCACTATCACAGGCGTTACCGTTACTTTTGGTCAGCCTAGCTTGCTCTTCAAGTATATCACTCCTCCGGCTACTATGGAGCTCCCCAAGGAGGTTCAGTATGATTTCCAGGATACTGAGGTCTACGTTTCCGAGTTGGGATCGGCTCAGGCTTCTGGGTCAACTTACCAGATGTTGCATTCAGTTGAATACTGTCCCTCGATATTTGCTCGTTTTCGCCAAGGAGCGACGAGGAGATCGAACTTACGCTAAGACTGATGCTTGGCAATCGATTGAGGCTATGGACGTTTCTTTCGCCAATGTTAGTGGTATCCTTAGTGGCGCTGATAAGCGAGAACTTTTCGCCATTGCTCGATCCAATGGTGTGTCACAGTCTTGGACTGAATGGTCTGGTGAGGCTACTTACTTCGAGTCTGGAGGTGCTAGTGTTGAGCGTCACGGAACTGCTGGTTTGATGGCTCTTAAATTCGGAAAGGATATCGCTCTTAATGATCCTTCAGTCTCTGTTGGAACACCTGGATCTTACAACTTGCAGATTCGCTGCACCTTGAAGAACCAGAACCAGAGCCGATCTATCTCTCCTGCTTTGTACGTCGTTCCGGTCTATGCTGGTGTCCTTACCATTAAGGATAACCAGAGTATTCAGCAGCTCGCTGTCTTGTCTCAACAGGATGTCCTCAAGGCTTCTGCTGAGGCCGAGGAGTTTGGTGCTCATGATGCTTACGAGGGATATGAGGGTGGTGTCCTTGTCGGTGGAAAGATCTGGGGTGATATCGCTAAGTTCGCTAAGTCGGCTTTGCCTTATGTGCGAAAGGGTCGAGAGATTGCCCAGAAGGCTGCTGCCGTTATCCCTGGTCCTGAGGCTCAGGCTGCTAAGGCTGCTCTTGATGTTGCTGAAGCCGTCGGTCTTGGATCTGGTGGAACTCTCATTGGTGGAAAGAAGATGTCTCGCGCTCAGTTGCGTGCCGCTCTTCAGATGTAAGTTTTACAAAACAAAACAATTTCCTCATTCAAAACAAATGAGGAAGAACCATTTTGAAATCACGTCATAATAATCACGTTCAAATCGGTCACTGTAATATTGTTGATTGCTGTAATATTTTCTACGAAGATTTCGATGTAATCATTTGCAGTCAAGATGACAGCTGTTTGAATCATAGCTGCTTCTGCCCTACCACCAGCATTTGCAGTGACGTAGACTTCACTCTCTGGTAGTATCGATCCATTCTTGGCTATATAACATCCAATTTGGTTAAGAGATGCAGAGTTCAAACTTAAGACAGCTCTCACTGTGAAATACTTTGTCAATGCTCCAATGTACGTGGCTCTATTCGATGTGTTAGTGAATTTCTGTGTGATTGGTGCAGATGTCGTAGTTCCAAGAACTTTGTAAGGCGTGTTTATTGCTGACACTGTCGTCGGAGTAGCATTGTTATTCATGTAATATTGCGATACATCTCCACTATTGGCGATTCCTGTACAATTCAAGAATAATGCTTTGTTATCGACGCTGGTGACTCCCGACAAGTAAGTTCCTCCTCCACTGAAGTTGACAGTATCGAGGATGTATTGTTCATTAGCTATCGTAGCAGATGTTGATACATTCAATCCAACAGTTGATCCATAAGCAACGACTGAACTGTAAATAATTCTGAATCTTCGAGTAATATTCGCGGTCGGTTCAATCTTGATCAAATTTCCAGCTGTTCCATCACCTCTCAACAGCGAACCGTTGAATGCAATTGTTCCTACAGTTCCGTCAAATATCAAATTCTGTGAATTCAAGAGAGCTCCACCGGAGAATATGAAGTTATCGCAAGAGTTAATCAAACCAACGTTAGCCACATTAATAAAATTCAATCTCGTCCACTCGATAGCGACAGTATTTATGTTACCATCGATAGATACACCAGTTCCAACATTACCTATCGCTAGAAAATTCATCACCAACGTGTATTCAGAAGTGATGAGAGGAGTCAATGTAGGTAATCCAGTTGATGTTATCACTGAAGTTTCAGATGATCCTCCTACCAACGTAGTACTTCCAGTAGTTTCCAAACGATTACCTTCCAAATCTACGCCAACGGCGAACATATACGTCGTAGGTTCGAGATAAATGACACCGGAAATAGGCTCAGGTAAATCGCTCAATCTCGTAATGATTCTGTAACCATCGATGTCTATACCTCCAGCAGTCTCGATACTATCCACCTTGAGCTTTTGCCATGGTTTGTTCAAATCAGTGAATAGGTTACTTATCGACATTTTTGCTACACACGATGAAAATAATGACGTCGAATTTTAAACTGAAAAAATATAATCGAATATCACAATCTTGTTTAGTGGTGATTTCCTTGTGTTGGAATTCACAAAAATGCCGGAACCATTGATAACATCGGCTATAATCGCTCTTCTTGTGTCGGAAGGTGTTAAGTTGATCATGTCTATCACAAAGAGGATACAGAGATCGTCATGTACCACTCCTATTGGTCATGCAAGTGTCGATTTCAACGATGAGTCAGAAGAGAGTTCTTCTAGCTCTGACGAGAAAGTTGTGGTGAACGTATGTACACATGATGCCACGTCTGCAGCTAATGACAAGGCAGATTCACAAGATGATGACTCAGACGAAGATTCGTAAAAGTTCAAAGAAATCGTAAATTTAAATATAAGAAAAACTTTTTCACAACATACATCAGTATCTATCACAAAATACAATTATGTCTCAACGTGAGAGAATCAATCAACTGATCAAGCAGTATTTGGATGAAGTTCCACCTGGTGGTACTAACAATCAAGTAATTGCTAGCCAAGATAACTCTGCCGGTAATGGAATGCCTGCAGACAGTTACAAGTCTAAGATCGCTGTTAGTGTTGTGAAACCAGAACCGAAGCGTGGTCGTGGTCGACCTCCCAAGGAGAAGAAACCTCGTAAGCAATCTGATTGGACTGTGTTCATGAAGGAATATATCGAAAGTCAAAAGGTCGATGGTAAGCTACGACGCCAATTTGGAGAAGTTGTGAAAGAAGCTGGAATTGAATACCGTAAACTTCAGTCCAAAGGCAAAGGTGTAGCTTCAGCGCCTCGCGATCCAGAACTTTGTCGTCAACCGTACATCGCTCCGCGTGAAACATTGATGGCTGAATATGCTCAAGATATCGATCGTCAGGCACAAGCTACTGTCGCTCCTGAATTCAAGAAGATTGAAAAATTGCAGTCTCCTAATCTTGTCGATTTGGATGGTGGTCTCTCAATCAAAGAAGTGAAGGAAGCTGTGACAGGTCGCGTCAAGGGTCTTGCTCAAGCGTTCAAGGGTATTCGAATGAATTTCCCTCCGTCAGCTCGACGAATTCTTGAGAAGTACGGAGATGTTCCATTTGATCAAGTGAAGGTTTGTCGCAAACCACTTGAGGAGAAACTTCAACAAGCGATTCGATTTTCTGCTAAGGCTGGTCGTATTCCTTACGATAAATTCTTCCATCTCAGTATTCGTTTCAGGTTGACAAGTGGTCCGATGCAAGGTCAATGGCTTCGTATTGACAAACGTGAATCTTTGCATGCTGTCATCGATGATGAACAGACTGACACCGAATGTATGTCTGTTGATTACATTGGCTCTGGAAGCGGTAAGACCGTCAACGAAGTATTGGCTAAGACTGAGAAAGCTGTTGGTTCTGAAAGGTTCTTCCGTTACAGAAGCGATATTCTTGAGGCGAATGACATGGATACTCCCGAGTTGAAAGATTTCGTGTTGCAAGACGTAAGTGAATTGTTTAGCGAGGGAGCTAAGTGGTTTGCTGATCTTGGTACAGATCTGAAGAACAAACTCGGACTTCTAGTCGAAGGATTTGGAAAATGTCCTCCCATTCGAGGTACTCAAGGTGGTGCGAAGCCTAAACAGAAGAGGTCTGCACCAAAGAAGTCGATGTCGAAGAAAGTCATCAAGACGACTGATCCTGACAATCAAGTCGTAGCCGCACCTGATACAGGCCTTGGAATCTATTACGCTGACGCTCCGAAAGACGTGAAGGAAGGAATTCGTGACGCCTATGAAATGCAAGCTGATCCTGGTAAGGCTCCTGAAGATTATGAAGATTTGTGGGATAGCGATTCATCTGATGATATGACTGAAATTTCGCTGAAGATCAAGAAACCTAAGGGTGGAAAGGCGTATGTTCGTCCTAAGTCTAAGGGTCCGGCTAAACCTAGGAAACCTTCGACGTGGTCTATTGCACTTAGACTATGGAACCAGGATCGACCTAGTAAGTGGCATATTCCTCGAAAAGGTACTCCGGAGCATGATGAGGTCACTCAAATCAAGAAGGCTCTCGACGAAGAATTACGAAAGATGTGATCAAAACATCGATTTTGGTTAAAATCAAATCTTGTCAAAACATAATACTAACCAACTAATCATGGACAGAGATACAGCATATCGTAACGAAATTGCTCGTAAACTTCGAAAGGGTGTCAATAAGGCGTATGAAGTCAACAAGGATGAGAAGTTCGCCGAACGAGTAGAGTACGTCAACAACCAGTGGGCTAAGCGTGAAAACGAGACCAAGGATACACCTCGTGAAAGGAAGCAATTCGCTCATGATAGGATCATTCAGACTTTGAATGAGATCCCAAAAGAGGACCTTCGAGATTATAGACTTCAAGGCTTGTAATTTCATCAATTTCTCTGGTACGATCCGATTGACCATTTTCTCTCATAATTACGTGAGAGAAAGCATAATTGAGATTACCTCGAAAATGAAGTATATCGGATTAAATTTGGGATAAAAATTATGATAAACGTTATTAAATTCAATCAAAAATTCAACCAAAATGGACACGTCTAATCGCCCTTATCTCCAACTCGGCGGCGAGTGCCCAAGCGGTGAACCTATAGCTATTATTCGTGGTGGGAGAAGTGATGGTGAGATTATATACCTTTGTCAACCTGATATTGATAATGCTAATGCAGACTCGAACAAAGAGACGATAACTGAGACGCGACTTCGTGGTTTTACTCCGAGTGAGATGTTATTGATTGATCGATTGATTAAAGAACAACTCAAGGCGTTTCCAACTCAACGAGCTCGAGTTCTCGAAAAGCATGCTGATCAGTTGAAGCTTGCGATGAAGCGCGGTGGTCAATTTCGCGACAAAACAATGAACGAATTGTATCGAATTGTCAAGGCCGAATTCCAGAGAAAGCGTGATACCGAGATCGATATTCCAGATGGAACTCTTGAAGTAATTCCATCGATTGGGTCGCGTCAATGTTGTTATGCTGCCGCTCCCAGTGGTAGTGGTAAAAGTTTCTGGACTGGAAACTACGCTAAGCAATACAATCGCCTTTTTTCAGACAATAAAGTCGTTTTGTTTAGTAAGGTCGAGGACGATCCAAGCTTGAAAGGCATCAATAACGTTATTTCCATTACATGCGATGAAGATCTTGTGGACAATCCAATTGACGCTGAGGAACTTAAGGAATGTTTGGTCATTTTCGATGACACGGACACGATCAGAAGCAAGGAAGTCAGACAAGCAATCAATGAATTGAAGGGTGATTTACTTGAGACTGGACGTCATAATAACACTCATGTTGTCATCACTAGTCATCTTATCAATAACTACAAAGAAACTCGAACTGTGTTGAATGAGTCACATCTAATCACTGTGTATCCGTCGTCCGGAAGTAGTTATCAAATCAAGTATTTGATGAAGACTTACTACGGTTTGCAGCGAGATGAGATCGATAAATTGCTCAGGTTGAATAGTAGGTGGATTACTTTGAGGAAGAACTACCCTCAGTTGTGTATTCATGAGCATGGTTGTATGTTGTTTGGTTCATGTGTTGAGTAATCTTTGAAGATTTGACTCTTGGAGTGAAGATTTGAAAGACCGGAAAATGAGGAATAATCCTAACTCATAATCAAGTTAGGATACAGATCAATCATTAAACCAGTAGTTGAATCAAATCTTGCTACAGCGTTACCTGTTGAAGATGATGGTCCAGATACATTACCATAACCACCGGCTGCGATAGCGCTATCAACATACAACTTGTTTGCAAGTTGATCATTTGCGATTGGGACAGTTGAACAGATTGCATCACCAGTGACAGTCAGATCTATAGCGGTCAATCCAGCTTGAAAATCACTTTCGGTATCAGCAACGACTTTGTGACAGTAGATCGTCTTGTCTGTGGATGTTTCTCCATTTGAGCTAAAATATTCGAAATTGACATTTGGATGTTTTTTTTTTGAATTCTATTGTAGTGTAACAATAGAAAAATCTTTAATTAATTGGTGGTAAAATGTTCAGAATTACTTCGGAACAATAGCGTTGAATGTGAGGCGATAAGCATTGCCTGAGGTTAAACCTGTGAAATCAATAATAATTCTGTTGGCTGCGTCATATCTCTTGATATTAAATGGCGTTTCAGCACCACTCACAGTATTCTTCATAATTCCAACAGCAATTGAATCACCATTTGCAATACTACTGTTAAATGAAGCACCACAATTTATTCTAATATTTCCAGATGGATTATTAGGTGTAAAAGTATAACAACCTGTTAATTTAATCCAATTCTTTTCAGTTCCCAAAATCGCATATGCAAAGGCATGACCACCATTAACATTTGAAGCAGCATAAGATTGCATTGCACCGCCACCGGACACAAAAGTTTCTTGTGCGTTATTGACAGTTGTCACGTTGAGAGTAGTTATGGTGGCAGTAGTTGCAGAAGCAGTAGTTGCATCAATTGTTGCACAAGTAATATCAGTTGTGCCGAGTCCACCATCTAAACTGGTAGGACCAGAAATAACCAGCTCTCCACCAGTGATACTACCAGCTACATTTGCATTGCCTGACACACCAACGCTACTGGCAGTTAACCCAGCTTGGAAATCACTTGCAGCATCACATATGACTTTATGACAATAAATGGTTTTATCTGTGGATGTTTCTCCACCAGTTGCTAAAATATTCGAAATTGACATGTTTGAGTTGTGATTGTTGCAAATGGTTATTATTTTATTTTACCAATTTAATTGATTTGATCGTTGGGGTGATGACCAGCTCGATGAGTCGTATCATAACGCATAACACTTTCACTTCATTGGGATTAAATCCTGTAAACTTAGACGTGTATTTACAGTAATTGATTCGAAAGAAATTGAAATCGTTCCAATTTATGATTTTGGTCTTAAAGATAAGATTCTGATTGAAGCTCGAAAACTGAAAAATGCTATAAACATTTTATTTAGTTGAAATAATCTACAATTGAAATGCGGCAAGTTCCTAAAGTTGTTGAGAACGCTGATCTCACCACACCAGAAGCATGGTTACCGCACGTACTGAGTATTCGGACGGCCAAAAGATGCGCTATTGCGATGTCGATTGGTAAGGAAAGGGCGACTACTTACAATTTGTTTGAAGTAAGATCATTGCCCCCTAATTTACGAAGGAAGAATATAAAATCTATCTTTGTATCATATCAGGAGGCTGAAGGTATATTACCTGAATGGTTGTGCGAGTTTCATGACCTCGAAAGTATAAAAATATTTTGCGAGGAAAGCGATACTGTCAACCTCGAAAATTTGTTACCTTTGAAGAATAGGATTTCTAGTATTTCAATCTTCGGAGAGAGATTGGTAGAAATACCGAACGAATTAGCCGAATTTACCAAGCTTGAATCACTACGTGTACACTTGAAGTGTGGTGAATTTACTCCACCAAAGATGTTGTACAACTTACCAAATCTTAAGCGGTTGACAATGTGCCGCGTTAAAATTGATGATATTCCGGATGAATGGTACTCGTGTAAAAATCTTGAAGTTCTAGAACTTTTCGGATGTGGAATAAATGAAATCTCTCCGAATATAAGTAAATTACAAAAACTCGAGAAATTAGATCTGAGGGAATGCAACCTTGACGATATTCCGTGTGAAATAGCCTTATGTAAGTCGCTAAAGTTAGTCGAAACAGAAGGTAATCCTTTGACCGAGTTCGAAGGTCCGGACAAAGAGAGACCACTCGAGTTCCTAAAAGAGAGAATGAAATCGATGCCGAGGGTAAAATCAGCTGATAAGAGCTAGTTTTTTTTTGTATTTCTGATTGATCTTTCAATCAGAAAAATAACGCATTGTTTAGTGCTTTTTAGTACTTTCAGTACTTTCAACGCGTTCGATGTGTTCAATATGAGAAAGGACTCTGTCGATAATTTCATCGAGAAGGATATACAAATGAAAGGATTATAATTTCGCATGTATAAATCAATTATTTCTATGTTATCATGAGATAAAAAACGTCAAGGTGTCAAAGGTGTCCAGAAAGGTGACCAATCAAGATTATCGAGAAATTATATTAATTAAGTATATATGTACACCATAGACACCATAGACATGATAATAAATTAATATAATTGAATACGAGAATAAAAATAAAATAAGTTCGAAGAGTATGGTGATCGGGTCATGGTATACATTTTCCATACCTCGCTCTCTGACACTTAGTAACCAAAAATAAAACGTGAACAAAACGTGAACAAAACGTGAACAAGTATTCAACAAATATAATTCTCTCTCTTTGATGGTCAAAAATCATAAACACCTTCTATTAGCCGTTGTATGATGATCTAAATCCATAATCAAAATATATTCATATCTAGTAAATTAGATACGAAATTACGTTATAATTTAACGTTTCACAATAAACTCATTAATCGTCGTGTGAATCGCACGATTCGAATGCGCTATCATCGATAAAACTCTCTTCAGCAGCATTACATTCAGTGTGATCGTCGTTGTTAATTTTGAAGTATTTCTTCAATAAATCTAGTGTTGGTAACTTGTATGCTACAACTCGCTTACCACCAAATACGACTCTATTTTGCGTCTTCTCGAACAATGACTTACCATCTACTTCCATCTTACTAATAGCAAGTGCAAAAGCTTTTTGACTCACAAACTTATCGGACTTCTTATATTCTTCGTATAACTCGGTCGAAGGAACTGGTTCTCCACATGAAGCAGAGTAATTCATGTCACTATTCTTCCACTCAAATCCATCACTTTCATAGATCTTGTAAACGAAACTCTCAACTGGACTCCAACTCATATCTCGTTGTTCCTTCAAAGCTTGAGTCTCAGGAATCTTGGTAGGATCCCAGTCATCGATATTGATAGAATACAAAAACTTAGCAAAGTCCACTGCCTTTGTGCCAAAAATTTCCTCACGTTGTTCATCTGAATATCCAAGAGCTTCATTGGTTGTCTCAAGAACACACCATCTTCGACTCTCCCTACCAGCCGATATAATTCGCTGGTTGTTGGTATCAATGATAAAATTAGCGTTATTCCTCATAGTGAATTGACTGACATTCTTGATATTCAGTTGTAGTGTCGGTTCCGTGACTGCGTTCTTCAATCTCTCACCGATATCGCGAGCTCCGTAGAAGAAAGCTTCATTGAGATAAACCAAAAACTTACCCTGAAGACATGCGTTGAACGTTCCGAAAACATTCTGAATATTCGACTCTTGGAGAGAATATTGCCATCCTATAATTTCACATAACTTTGTAATGATTGAACTCTTACCTGTTCCTTCCTCACCACGAACACAAATTGCCGTCTTAATTTGTTTACCTGGACGTTGAATTAAATGAGCCATCCAACTGATAACATAATCATAAACATCTTCATCGTTGTTACACCAAACTCTCTTGATGAAATCGGCCAACTCACTACCTTTGTCATAGTCTCCCGCCAAAGAAGCTAACTCATCAATCTTCAGACCATTGAACATATTGTGAATGCTTGAGTCGTGGCTATCGACAACATGATTGACAAGGATAGACTTTGTGGAACAATCAAAGTTTCGCGACCATACTTTCGCAAGTGATTCGTACTTACCGGTATCTGTTTGAATTCTGTATTGCTCAGCTCCTAGGTAAAACTCGTTGATTGGAACGATATTCCAGCCAAATTCACTCTCTCGACCATCATCAAATGACATAACATTTGTGAACATCGCAATGCAAACCTTCTTACCTTCGATCTTGACAACGTATTCATTGATGTATTTGACTGCATTTTTGAGCCATGAAGCGAACTTGATCTTATCGACGTCCTCACCGTCAGGGAAATGTCTGCGATTATCGATCGTCAACTTTGCGAAAACATCTCGATAAGTGCACGTCTTAGTTGTTTTAGGCGCAGCATAAAGAATCTTCTGCTTACCGTTTCGCTTTGAGTCGTGACATCTCATCGAAATAATGCCACTCTCTTCGTTAACGACAATATACGGATGGCAAAATCCAACGTTCTCACCACACAATTCACAAATCTCATTAGGTTTGACGTAATTAGTCGTATAAGTCTTGGTCTTGGAAGTCCTTGACTTCGAAGAGGAAGAACCTTTAGTAAGAGACTTCAACGTAATTCCAGGTTGACGAGAAACAATCTCTTTGATAAGATCTTCGGAAAGAGTCCTCTCATGGCGAAATGTGATATCAGTGATGAAATTCAGACTACCAACATCGACGAGCTTAGCATCTTTGTTGATCCAAGTGATGACATAAGTCTCTGGGGATTCATCAAAAATATTCCAATCAGAAGGTATCAAAGGACGAACCATTTCACCATCTTTGGCCTTGTAGCTCATAACAAGACGCATCTGCCTATCATTTGAATAAACACCTCGATCAAATGGAGTCTTGGCAACCCATTTTCCATCTTTTTGTTGAGTCATAAACCAAACGCTAGGATCTGAGTCAATCAAATCCGCGACGACTTGAATGTACTTTTTCAATGACTCTTGGGTTTTGAAATAAATAGCAGAATTCACATAATGAATACTACCCTTTCCGTCTCGTCCGGCATTGGTAAACTGATGACCTTTCTCAAATTTCTTCAAACACTTCGGGTCAGTTCGACGTAGAGCTTCTCGGAAGAAACCAACAAACTTGTCCTTGACGAAATCATCATTGACATTGATCTCGGAATGCTCCCAGTCAAAATCGGCGTACAGGTGACAAGGCTTGTCATTTTCGATAATTTCGTAGAATCCCATCAAATGGTGATTAGGATCATCGTAACATTCGTTTTCGTCACGTTTGCCTAGAGCTTTCACGTAATGCTTCCAGAAATGCTTCCAGTTTTGAGAGTGAGCAAACAATTTGGTGCTTCCTCCATTGTAAAGTTTATCTGCTGCGATAATGATACCTTCTCCGTCTAATCGATCATTTTTAGCATCAGTGATATTGTTGTAAAACACTGAGCCTTGTATAATCTTATTGAAAGGTGTCGACATTTTGAGTATGATTTGAATGAAAAAAACGCAAAAAACTAAATTAAAACAGTAAAGGCAAATAGTAACTGGTGGCTCAGTTGAAAATTTGTACTGTTTTTGAATTCTTGTCTTAGTAACTATCTCTTTTTGAGGTGTTTAAGACGAATTTTTTTCTATGTTGTTGTAACATAGAAATATTAAAATTTTCGATTTTTTTCGAATTTTCCGTAAACTCGATTATTCATTTTCATCTTCTATCATCTTCTTAGCAAGCTTGTAAAGTTCATATCTTTCCTTATTGATACGCGCAACTGTTTCCTTGCCTTTCTCAGATTGACGGTACCTTCTACTATTTTCTCGAAGACTTTCAGATTTTTCTTCCGCGTTCTTGTAAACCTTCGGTCGACCTCGACCTTTTGGTTCGTAATTGGGATCTCCCAATAACTCCGCACGCTTTTTACGAGCGTACTCCCTACTGCGAGCTCGTCTAGCTTCGAGTCTTTCCTCTTCAGTTGCGTATTTTCGTGGTCTTCCCATTTTTTGTTTTGTGATAATTACATATATGAAACATTTTTTTTATTTCATTTTTTTTTCTATCATAATTACAACACTCTTAAACAATTACTTTATCACAACAACAATACTAAAATGGGACGAGGAATTTCTGTCAAAATTGGATCTTTGGAATTTTCTTCAAAGAAGGAAGCTCAAGAATTTGTGAGAGATTTCTTACGAAATGCACCTCATGACGAAGTTATTTATCCTGATTCTCCTCATTTCCAATTCCTTCGAGATTTGATTGAATTATCGCCATGGATTGATGAATTTATCGAAAAAGGTATACTTTCATTTAGGATAAGCGAAAACCCGATGAGAAGAGGAGATTATTCGCATATTTTATACAGAGGATACAACAATTATGAGGACGCATTTTCATGGAAAAAGTGCATTGGTACCCGTCCAGTGAATGATTATCGCCTTGTGTTATTGGAAGCTATGAGGTGTGATGTTATCGATCAAACTAATCATTTCAGGAACACTCAAAAATCGGTGAAGTGTAGTCATTGTGGAACGTTCAAAGATATTACTGTCGATCATAAAACAATTCCATTTAGCGTTCTGGCAAAGGAATTTATCGATGATTGGAACGAACAAGGAAATAGAATGCCAATGCAAATAAGTCAAGATTGTGAAACTAGAGAAAGGTATTTTCAGAAGCACGATAACGACTTTTCATTAGCGTGGTATATCTATCACAAGGATAACGCTGATTTTCAACTATTGTGCAGACCATGTAACTCTAGCAAAGGTACTTCTCCGTCGCAAAAACCTACCATCGAGAAGAAACAAGTGAGAAGATTTTTGAAGAGAAATGTTTTGAAAAGTAATGTTTAGTTCATTACGAAGAATATTTATTGATATCACCATTTTTGTAGTGATATCTCTTTTTTGATAGCCTAATTCATTTTAACAATGCTAATATGAGAAGCACTACCACCAGGTTTTTGAAAACTAATAGCGAGAGTAGATGTTTGATAAGGATGAAGTTGAATCTGTTGTCCTGCGGTTGCCCTAATTAAAGCTGAGACTTCACAGGGGTTAGACTCCGCTGCACTTGCTGGTGTCATATTTTGCCCATAAACAGTAGTAAATGTTGGATTAATAATATAGAGTATTCTATCGCCTACACCATTAGGCGCCCACTGACCGAACCAATGAATCATATATAAACCTGCTTCATTGAATGTGATGGTTTGACTTGCAACAGAAATAGAAGTTCCAGATGAAGAATCTTCTGTTAGTGTTAGCCTATAGTTTTCGTTCATATGAGGGACAGCCTCCGTTACAAATGACCCATCCCAATAGTCTTGGCTAAAATTAAGTGTTCCAATAGTTGCGCTATTGGCTGTGATTGAATCACAGTAGATATCCTTGCTCGGTTGCGATTGACCGCCTGATGTAAGTAGATTTGAAACCGACATGTTGGTATATTGTGATGTTGTTGTATAACACTGTTGTATAATACAAATACAATTTGTGTTGGAAAAAATGTGTTGAAAGAGAAATATTTGATTTTTTTTGAATGTACTTGAAATTAAAAAACGCGATAAAATTTTATCAACATTCATCAACATTCATCAACAACAAGTAAAGAAATCATGAGTTCTTCAATTCTTATGACCCCTGGCGCGGAAACGCAACCAAGTCTCGATTTATACGTCAATTCGATTACTTGTCCTCATCTTTACGAAGGAGAGGAACGATGGGTATTCAATGCCCCATCGCAAACACTTCCGAATACCACACCAGCTCATCTTTTGAGCGGGTATGTTATTCAACCCGATTCTACAGGTGATCCAAATCTAGTTACTCTGACAAATGGGTATTTCTTTATCCCGAAGGACGGTGTCTACGAATTTAACATGGTGGCCTCGTGGGATTTCACCACTGTTTCGGCTGGGTATATTCAAGGGTGGCTCTCCGTTAATGGTGATTATCGTATCGCTGACACAAAGATTAACACACCAATTACTGGAAAAGGGTGTATTTCAGCATGCATCAAGGCGCGGTTGGTAGAGGGAGACGAAGTTTGGCCCGAATTCGGAAATACCACAACAACAGATGAGACAATTTCGAACAACATGATTATCACGTTCTTGAGGGATTAATTTTCGCGATCACTTATCTTCGAAAATTTGATTTAAATTATATGTCTGAAATACAACAGTACTACAAAAAAAAACTTTGACCACAAGAAGATATGTCTGTCTCAAATATTCTAACATCTGGAACCCAATTTCAGCCTAGCAACGACGTCTATTGCAACTCGGTGACGTCTGCTGGAGCCATCTCTTCCGGAGATGCAATCTCTGCTACTGCGTCAGTTATCGCCAATCGTGGTCTCTTCGATGCTAGAGTTTTCGTCGCTGATAGGCGTCCTGGATTGCCTGTCCTGACTTTTCCTGCTGGAGATTCGACGATAGTCGTCGCTGAATACATTGGACACGTCAGTTTAGATTTTTCAGTGAATAGCATTGGAGCTGGTGTTCAGCGCAAACTCAGGATGACTAACTCAGATTTTAACGATGGGAATATTACCTTCGTTGTTTCGAAAGGACCGTGGTTTATTGGTGCTGATGCGCCATTGGCTAAGGATATTTCTGTAGAAGTTTATTACGTCGGACTCAACTACGTTGATATCGCCATTCGTAACAATGGAGCCGGAGCTTACTCTGGAACACTCGATTTCAGTTACATAACTATGTAATTTCATTTTCGTGTAAACCTCTACTTTTTCCCAAATCATACGTGATTTGGAATTTTTCAGATTTCACATTTTTGCGTTTTTTCATTTCTTGGATTAAAATAAGAAGGACAATTTCAAAAAAAGTTTTCAAATCACAAACATGCCGAGTCAAGAAAAGGATATTATTGTTAAATTCTGGAAGATTCATACTAAAAATAAACTCCCAAGGAGTGGTTTCATGACATCCTCTCCGGAGACACACGTCAAATCTGCGTCTGACGAATACGGAGTCATTTGTGGACGGGTTAATGATCTCATCGTTATGAACGTTCGATCTCTTGTCGGATTCGGAGACCATCCTCTGATCAAGCATTTTGGAGAGTATTTCGTCAGAGATTTTGATACTTTTACAACTGGAGATACTGACGGCAATTTGTATTTGTGGTTCTTGTATGACAACGAACTCAGTAATACCATCACTCGTGATTGTAAGGTTTCATTTTCAGGCGATAGACAATACGTTATGGGTCCTGGAAGTATCGTAATGAACGCAAGATATGTTAAGTTCGAGACAATTAATAACAAAGTCATCAAGCGCGTCCCGTCGGAGCTCAAGGATTGGATGCTTTACGAGTAATTTTTTTTTGTTTCGTTTTCCTTACTTTGTTAGTAAGGAATGTTTTTTTTTCTACCACCCTTTTTTTCTATCAATCATCGAGCAATCAAATGGAACGTGTTTACCCCATTGTCTACATGTTTACCCCATTGTCTACAAATATTACAATGGCTAGATCTCACATTCGGCTTCAAATCAGGACACACAAAACACAGACTTTCCAGTGGAACGTTCCACAAATAGTACTCCCTCATACATTTGATATGGTAATGATGACCACAAATCAATTCGTACTTAAACTTATCGTCTTGATCACCACATTTTATGCAAAGTGTATCTTTAGCAATCGACAATCGGCAATATTTCATGACCAAATCTGTAACGTAATCTGCGAGCAAAGGATCATGGTATTGAAGTGTAAAGTCATCCATTTTTTTTTGAGTATTGCTTTTTTTGAGTATTGCTTTTGAATATCGGAATGAAAATAATTCACTCTTTCTTAAGTTCCAACCTTGGGTCTGGAATTGTACCTTTGCGAACATACAGATTTTGTTGAGTCCCGACTGAATGACCCATGATCGCGGCATCTTTTTGCTGTTCCTCTTTAACATCAGCGTATTTATCACTCAGATAACTCTTCCTCAACATATTGATACTTGTTGGCTTACCGGTGTGATTCTCGAAACCACGAATCATATACTTACATAATTGATTGCGATTCAAAGGAACTCCAGCGTGATTGACGACCAACATCGTCTTGTTGCGACTATGACTCAACATTTCCTTGATCAAATCGACAGTTGCCTCATCCAAATCGATAACTTTCGTCCCATAAGTTCCCTTCGTCTTGTAATTCTCTAGGCGTAAATGAGCAACTTTTGAATTCCTAAGACCTAGAACGCAATAATTGTAATCGTCGAAATCGTCCTCTTTCTGAAGTCTCTTCAACTGAGTTGGATTAACGACCTTCATCAGAGCAAAATCTGCCCTCAAAGGATATGAGCGATACAACTTGATCAGAAAATAAGTCAAGAATAAATCGTAATCACGTTTCCCCAAAATCTTCTTATCTTCGATACCCTTTTCCATAATTTTACCGTGAAGTTTCTCAATCAACTCATCCCATTCGTCTAGAGTAATCATACGTTCTTCATCTTTTTGGGTCAATTTCCCAGAAGATCGTTCGGCGAAATATTTGTCATTACAATCGTCGCGTAAAACAATGTATGGTTGAATATGCTTGTCTGGAATCTTACTACCTTTCATCGCGACTATGATAGGGTTGAGGAAAGTCTTCCGAGTTTGTGCCACAGTGACACTCAAAAGATACTTGATAACTTTGTCCATCTCTGTCACGAAACTTTCGACATCTTGCGGAACCTTTGCCATTGTACATACGCGCGTCAAAGCCGTGCTATATTGTCGATAAGTAGCCGGTCTGAGATTTGGTTTCATTCGACGAATGATGAGTTCCCAATAACTCTTGATGTTTTGCTTTCGTTCCTTAGCCGTAGTTTCAATCTCATGGAGATCTTCTCCTCCCACGAGATCCTCAATATATTGACGAGTTTCATCGATATTATCTTCAGATTCGGATGACATTTTGTTAATCGTGTTGATATATATCTAGAAAGTCTTAAATCGAAAAAATGCATATCTAGAATTATGAATAATATCTAAATTATCCAAAACTAATCAGATATATGACATATCTAGAAAGTGAAATCAACATAAATCTGAGTATATACGGATATATTTCGAAATATATCCCAAACTACATCGATATGTGATCGTTTCATAGTTTGGATTCATCATAAATCCATTCAGTTTTGGATAATTTAGATTATCATTTGATATTATCGTTGATCGATAAAGATGTTTATGAAAATCTTCATATTATTCAATCATATTCAATCATGGATTACTCATTATCAGGTAAGGACTTGATGGAGTTTTGTAGTGGACGTGCCAAAATAGTAACGTATCCTGATCTTCAGTCATACAAAGATATCGATGAATTACTCAAACCTCACGGTGTTGTATTTTTGCTTTATGAGTTCAAGCGATTTTATGGCCATTGGACGTTAATTTATCGAAGAGATGATGGAGGCATAGAATGTTTCGATTCGTATTCATACAAACCTGATGAGGAATTTACGTTTATTCCAGAGTACTTCAGAGCGATCAATGATATGGTGTATCCCCGTCTTACGAAAATGTTACTCGATTCTAATAAGGATATTCACTACAATAACTTCAAACTTCAACGCGAAAGTAACAATATTGCAACGTGTGGCCGATGGTGTTTGGTGAGATTGTTATTCAAACACATGGACATCGATAAATTCTACAAAATGATGAAGTTCATTCGAGCGAAAACTGGTTTGAGTTTTGATGAAATTGTTTTTCATATGACAGACGAATTTCCAAAACAAGAATAAATATTGTATTGAGTCGAGATAAATCTTAGGTGAATCTAACATTCAAACATGTCAATGCAATCGTATATGAGGGCTCGCGCTGGTGCTGCTTTGCAGAATAATGTACCAAGGTATCCAACTATCATGGAGAGTGATGATCATGTTTACGTTGATATTTCAATCCCTTATGATGAAGAGAAAGATCTTGAGGGTTTTGGAATGCCAGCTAAGTACAATGCGACTCTGACTCAATCAATCATCGATAATCCCAGCCTGTATCATCTCATCATCGATAGGTGGCAAATTCTTGGATCTGAGATTCCAGCATATGTTTTCGATACCGATCATCCTGGAAGGGTTACTCTCGAATACAATGGTGGATCTGCGTTTGCTGATTTGGTTTATGTCAGTGATCATATCCCTCCACCTACTCCACCTCCTCTGAAACCATTTGATCAATACACTGTTGATGAACTTAGATATTTTTTCATCTTCACTGTTCAAGCGTATCTTGATTTAGTTAACACTGCGCTAGCTACTGCATTCGCTGCACTACCATCTACTCCAGTTGGAAGTAATCCTCCAAGGTTCGTTTTTGACGGTAAGACTCAGTTAATCTCTTTGTATGCTGAGAAAGCTTTCTACGAGAAATCGTTGGCATTGCCTATTACCATCTACTTCGACGATGTTATTCAAAGGCTTCTTCCTTTCTTTGTGTGGTTGGTGTATCCAGGTGATCTTGTCAGATTGGAGGTATCAGATCAATTTACTAACACTGTAACAATTGGTGGCGTTAATTACCTTCAAATGGAACAACAGTCTATTGGTATGTATGCATTCAATCCAGCTGAGAGTATTGTGTTCACTTCCAATAGTATTCCGATCAAGAATACGTATAGTAACATTAACAACAAAGACCCAAATAACTCCAATGCTTCGAACTTGGCTATTTTGACTGATTTCAGGTTTGATGTTCAAACTGCGAATGATCAGAGCAAGAAGTTGTTGTTTGTGTCGAATAGTAACTTCAGACGTATTGATTTGTTCGGAACTAGTCCTCTCCGGTCGTTGGATCTACAGATTTATTGGACCGATAAGGCTGGAAATTTGTACCCGATTATGTTAGCTCCATCTGAGGTCGCGAGTATCAAACTTCTCTTCATCAAGATTGGTGCTGAAAATGCGTAATTTCAATTATCTTTGATAGGTATATTGCCTATCAAAATCTATCATGAAAATGAATAAATATTGTATTGAGTCAAGATAAATCTTAAGTGAATCTATCATACAAAAATGTCGATGCGATCAGTTCAATCACTCATGAGAGCTCGCGCTGGCGCGGCTTTGTCGAATAACGTCTCTACGACTCCGACGATTCAGGAGTCAGATGACCACGTTTACGTCGATATTTCTATCCCTTACGATGAAGAAAAAGATCAACAAGGATTGGGAATGCCTGCGACGTACAACGCAACACTGACTCAGTCAATCATAGATAATCCTAGTCTATATCATTTGATCGTTGATCGTTTTCAGTTGAGTGGTGGTGAAATTCCTGCGATGATTTTCGACCCAAATACGCCAGGTAGTGTAACTCTCGAGTACGATGGCGCTTCAGTTACGACCGATATCATTTACGTTTACCCTGGAATTCCTGCTCCACCTGCTCCGCCTTTGAAGCCTTATGATGAGTATACTATCGAAGAGTTGCAGTATTATTTCATTTACGAACCTCAATTCTGGGTAGATATGGT